AGCTTCATCTCCATGCTCCGGCACACCACCGGCGAATGGCACGGGAAGCCCTTTCGGTTAATGCCGTGGCAAGAAAGGATCGTCCGGGATGTGTTCGGGATCGTGGACGCGGATGGCTTCCGGCAGTTCCGCACGGCCTACGTCGAGATCGGTAAGAAGAACGGCAAGAGTGAGTTGGCGGCCGCCATCGCGCTCTTCCTCCTGTTCGCGGACGGCGAGGCCGGGGCCGAGGTCTACTCCTGCGCCGCCGACATCAACCAGGCCAGCATCGTGTTCAACACGGCGCGGGCGATGGTAGAGCAGTGCGGCGGGCTGGCTACTATCTCCAAGTTGATACCCAGCACAAAGCGCATCGTATTCCCCCACACAAATAGCTTCTACCGGGTGCTGTCGTCAGAGACGAAGTCCAAGCAGGGATTCAATGTGTCGGGCCTGATCTTCGACGAGCTTTTCGCCCAGCAGACCCGCGACCTCTTCGACACCATGACCAAGTACACCGGCGACGCCCGCCGGCAGCCGTTATATTTCCTGATCACCACGGCCGGCCGCGACAAAACGAGCATCTGTTATGAGATCCACTGCAAGGCCCTGGCCGTGAAGGAGGGCAGCAAGATCGACCCGGCCTTCTACCCCGCCGTGTTCGGGATCGAGGAGGGCGACGACTGGAATGACGAGGCCGTGTGGCGGCGGGTGAACCCCTCCATCGGGGTGACCATCCCCTTCGAGGTGGTGCAGGCGGCCTACGAGCAGGCCCGGCAGAACCCCGCCGAAGAGATGCACTTCCGGCAGTTCCGGCTCAACGAGTGGTGCAACGCGGATGTGCGCTGGCTGCCCATGGACCGCTGGGACGCCTGCGGGGACCACCTGCGGTGGGGTCCGTCGCCTTCGGCGCTGGAAGTGCGCAGTTTGCTTGAAGAGGAACTGGAAGGCCGGGAGTGCTACTGTGGCCTGGACCTTTCCAGCACGACCGACCTGACGGCGCTGGTTCTGGTGTTCCCGCCCGAAAGCGACGACGAGAAATATACCGTGCTGCCGTATTTCTGGCTCCCGGAGGAGGTCATTGACCTGCGCAGCCGGCGCGATCATGTACCATACGCTGTTTGGAAAAAGGCCGGTGTATTCAACACCACCGAGGGCAACGTGGTGGACTACGACCATATCGTCGCCTTCATCGCCAAGCTATCGGAACGGTTCAAAATCCGGGAGATTGCCTACGACCGCTACGGCGCCGAGAAAATCCGGCGCGACCTGGAGGAGCTTGGGGCCGAAAACGGCTTCACGGTTTTTCCCATGGGCCAGGGCTACCTGAGCATGTCGCCCCCCAGCAAGGACTTCTATCAGTTCGTCATGGAGGGCAAAATGCGCCACGGTAAGCACCCGGTGCTGGACTGGAACCTCGCCAACGTGATCGTGGACGAGGATCCGGCAGGGAACATTAAGCCCAACAAGAAAAGGTCCACCGAGAAGATCGACGGCGCCGTCGCGCTGATCATGGGCTTTGCCCGCGCCACGCTGCGGGACGTGTCGGTGGTCGGCAGCGTATACGACAGGGAAGAGAGGGGCTTGCTATGGCTATAAATCCGTTCAAGGCACTGTTCCGCTCCCGGGACAGGCCCCGCAACCAGCTGGGCGGCGGGTATATGTTCCATTATGGGGGCACGGCTTCCGGCAAGAATGTCAACGAGCGCACGGCCATGACCGTCACCGCAGTATATGCCTGCGTCCGTATTCTTGCCGAGGCCATCGCGGGGCTGCCACTGCACGTGTACAAATACAAGCCGGACGGCGGGAAAGAGCGGGTCATATCCCACCCACTGTTCCGCCTGCTGCACGACGCACCGAATCCCGAGATGACCTCGTTTGTGTTTCGCGAAACCCTCATGGCGCACCTGCTCCTTTGGGGCAACGCCTACGCGCAGATCATCCGGGACGGGCGCGGGCAGGTGCTTGCGCTGTACCCGCTGCTGCCCAGCCGGATGCGTGTTGACCGGGATAAGGACACAGGCCGTATTGTTTATGAGTACATGAAGGACAGCGCGGGCCCGCCGGTCCCCCTGCGAGCGGAGGATGTGCTGCACATCCCCGGCCTCGGATTCGACGGCTTGATCGGCTACTCGCCCATCGCCATGGCGAAGAACGCCGTGGGCCTGGCCCTGGCGACCGAGGAATACGGCGCCACGTTCTTTTCCAACGGCGCCAACCCCGGCGGGGTGCTGGAGCATCCGGGGGTGGTCAAAAACCCGGAGCAGCTGCGCGAAAGCTGGTACGGCCAGTACGGCGGCAGCGGCAAGGCCCACAGGATAGCGGTTTTGGAGGAGGGCCTCAAATTCCACGCCATCGGTATCCCGCCCGAGACCGCGCAGTTCTTGCAAACACGCAAGTTCCAGATCAACGAGATCGCCCGGATTTTCCGCATCCCGCCCCACCTCATCGGCGACCTGGAAAAGGCCACTTTTTCGAACATTGAGCATCAATCGCTGGAGTTCGTGAAGTACACGCTGGATCCGTGGGTGGTGCGTTGGGAACAGGCCCTCATGCAGACGCTGCTGCTGCCGGGCGAAAAGCAGGAGTATTTCATCAAGTTCAACCTCGACGGCCTGCTGCGGGGCGACTACCAGAGCCGGATGGAGGGCTACGCCACCGGGCGGCAGAATGGCTGGCTGAGCGCCAACGACATCCGCGAGTTGGAGGACATGAACCGCATCCCTGTTGATGAGGGCGGCGACGCCTATCTGGTCAATGGCAACATGATTAGTATTACAACCGCCATGCAAAACACACGCCCCGTGCCTGCCGGCGATGGCAGCGCGCAGGCGCGGCGGCGAAAAACGAAGGGAGGCCCCCGCAAAAATGAATAAGTTTTGGGCATGGGCGAAAACCGACAGCGGCGGCGACGAGCTGCGTATTGACGGCTACATCGCCCAGGAATCATGGTTCGGCGACGAGGTGACGCCGGCCGCCTTTCAGGCAGAGTTGGCAGCCCACCCCGGCGACCTGACCGTCTGGATCAACAGCGGCGGCGGCGAGTGCTTCGCCGCGGCGCGGATTTACAACATGCTCAAGGAGCACAAGGGCAAGGTCACGGTGAAGATCGACGCCATCGCGGCCAGCGCCGCCAGCGTGATTGCCATGGCCGGCGACGAAATCCTGATGTCGCCCGTGAGCATGATGATGATCCACAACCCGGCCACCGAAATTTTCGGCGAGGTGGCTGACCTGGAAAAAGCCATCGACGAGCTGGCCGAGGTCAAGGAGTGCCTCATCAATGCCTATCAGGCCCAGACAGGGCTGTCGCGGGCGAACATTTCCAGGTTAATGGACGCCGAAACCCACATGAACGCCAAGGCTGCCGTCAAGCGGGGCTTCGCGGACGGCCTGCTCTACGGGGACATGGAGGCCCTCAGCGAGGTCATCTTCGACCGGCACACCCCGGTGGTCGCCGTGGCCGCGGCGTTCCGCAAGAAGCTGAAACCCAAGGAGATCAAGGAACCCGGCACTTCCATCACAGCCGCTTTCGAGCGGCTGAATTTATTAGGAGGGAAATGACCATGTCAAAACTGCTTGAACTGTACGAAAAGAGGGGCAAGGCCGTCGCGGACGCGCGGGCTTTCCTCGAAACCAGGCGCGGTGCCGGCGACATCCTGTCCGCCGAGGACAGCGCCGCCTACGAGAAGATGGAGGCCGCGATTGTCGCCCTGGGCCGGGAGATCGAGCGCGAAACCCGGCTGAGCGAAACCGAGGCGGCGCTCAAGGCGCCCACCGCCGTCCCCCTCACCGGCAGGCCCGGCGAGCAGCCCGGCGCGCCCAAGACGGGCCGCGCGTCTGCCGAGTACAAGGCCGCCATGCTCGCGGCCATGCGCAGCAACTTCCGCAAGATCGAAAACGTCCTCGAGGTGGGCACCGACGCCAACGGAGGCTACCTGGTGCCGGAGGAATACGACGCCCGGCTGATCGACGGCCTGGACGAGGAGAACATCCTGCGCAAGCTGGGCACGGCGATCCGTACCAGCGGCGAGCACAAGATCAACCTCGCGGGCACGAAGCCCGCCGCGGCGTGGATTGAGGAGGGCGGCGCGCTGACCTTCGGCGACGCCACCTTCGGGCAGATCGTCCTCGACGCCCACAAGCTGCACGTGGCCGTGAAGGTCACGGAGGAGCTGCTCTACGACAACGCCTTCAACTTGGAGAATTACATCCTCCAGCAGTTCATCAAGGCCCTCGCGAATGCCGAGGAGGACGCTTTCCTGAACGGCAACGGCACGGGCAAGCCCCTGGGCATCTTCGCGCCCACCGGCACCCTCACGACAGCGGGCGGAGGGCAGATCGGCGTCACCACGGCCAGCACCACGGCCATCGTGGCCGACGAGGTGATCAACCTGGTCTACGCCCTCAAGCGGTCCTACCGCAAGAACGCGGCGTTCATCTCCAACGACCAGACCCTGGCGCTCGTCCGCAAGCTGAAGGACACCACGGGGCAGTACCTGTGGCAGCCCTCCTACCAGGCGGGCGAGCCCGACCGGCTGCTGGGCTATCCCATCCATACCTCGGCCTACGTGCCCACGGTGGCGGCCGGCGCACCCGTGCTGGCTTTCGGCGACTTCAGTTATTACAACATCGGCGACCGCGGCACGCGCAGTTTCGCTGAGCTCAAGGAGCTCTTCGCCGGCAACGGCATGATTGGCTTTGTGGCTAAGGAGCGCGTGGACGGCAAGCTGGTGCTGCCCGAGGCCGTGCAAATCCTCAAAATGAAGAGCGCTTAAGGAGTGGTCCCATGCGCAAGATTGATGTGCCTGTGCATTTGCTTTCCAAGGTAAAGGCAAACCTCATTTTAGAGCATGACCAGGACGACGGACTGCTGCTCGGATTTATCCGGGCGGCAGTCTCCTATGCCGAATCCTACCAGCACCGGGCGGCGGGGTATTACGCCAAGAAGGCCCTGCCGCCCACCACTGAGCAGGCTATTACCATGCTTGCAAGTCACCTGTACGAGTCCCGTGATGGCAGCACCGGTGGCTTTTTCAATGATAATGTGCAGGCCGGGCGCCAGGTGTGGGATACGGTGAATATGTTGCTGCGGTTATCGCGGGATTGGAGCGTGATCTGATGTCGTTTGGCAAGATGAACACCCCCGCCACCATCATCCGCGTCCTTCATGAAAAAGACTCGGACGGTTTCGCCCAGCCCCGCGACGAAGTCCTGGCCCGCGTCCGTGCCTACCATGAGCAGCGCCACGGGAATGTCAAATGGGCGAACCGCGCCGCCTTCTCCGAAGCCACGGCCCTGTTCCGCTTCCGGGTGATCCCCGGCGTGGCTATAGAACCACTATATATTATTGTATGTGAGCAAAAACGATTCGAGGTGCTTTCGGTGGAAGTGCTGCACGGCATGTACGTGGAAATCCTCGCGAAGGAGGTGACCGCCGTTGGCGAAGGCTGACGCATTCCTCCCGGAGGATTTTCTGCTGCAACTTTCTCGCTTGGAAGCCCGCACCGACGAGATCATCCCCAAGGTCCTCGCGGCCGGCGGCGAGGTGGTTCTGGATGCGGTGCGTACCCGGCTGCGGGCCGTGATCGGTCACGGCACAAAGCATCCCTCGCGGTCCACCGGGGAACTGGAGGCCGCGCTGGGGGTTTCCCCTGCCAAGCTCAACCGCAATGGCGACTACGACATCAAAATCGGGTTCGCCGAGCCGAGAAAGGGCAAGGGCGACAGCAACGCGAAATTGGCTTCCATCCTGGAGCACGGGAAACACGGCCAGCCGCCCAAGCCATTCCTCAAGCCCGCCAAGATCGCCAGCCGGGAAGCCTGCATCGCGAAAATGAAACAGGTGTTGGAGGAGGAAATCGGGAGATGAACATCACGCAAGAACTGGATGCCCTGATCACGGGGCTGGGCCTGCCGGTGGAAACGGGCAAGTTCAGCGGCAAGGCCCCGGAGGAATACGTGGTCGTGACCCCCCTGGGGGATGCCTTCGCCCTGCACTGCGACAACCGGCCCGAATACGAAACGCAGGAGGCCCGGCTGTCGCTGTACTGCAAGGGCAATTACCAGGCGGCCAAGCGGCGACTGGTCAAGGCCCTGCTGCTGGCGGGGTTTACGATTACCGACCGCCGCTACATTGGCCGGGAGGATGACACCGGCTACTTTCACTATTCAGTGGACGCGCAAATCTTAAACAGATGGGAGATGGATTGATTTGGCAACCATAGGCTTGGACAACATGGTTTACGCGAAGA